TATCTGGATTTGGCCATTGACCCATAATAATCATTTCACCTTTTTTATATTTACCAGCTTTACGATCTTCTTGAAGTATGTTTTCTTTAACTTCATTAATTGCTTTTATTAAGCTCATCGTTTCATACTCCCAATTTTCTTTGAAGTGCCAAAATCTTTAGTATCGCCTTTTGACATCATGCCTAGTTGTCCAGTTCCTAGATCATCTTTACCAGTCCAACCTTGTGCATAACCTGGCTTAAGCTTTTTAACTTTACCGCCTTTAGCTTTAAAGTCTGCCATTTGTTTATCGTGTGCTTTCTTTTCAGCATCAGACATTGCTTCTTTTTTCATAAGTCTATTTGTAGCTCTGTCAATACCACGTACACGCATTGAAGCTTTTCTTTCAGGACCTTTTTGATAGTCTTGATCTTTATGCTTACCACCTAATTTACCTATGGCATCTTGTGTAGCATCATCTTTACCTTTTTGAAATACATCTCTTGAGGCTTTACCGATATAATTCTTTGCAAGATTCTTTGATATCTCATTTACTTTTGATTCATTTTGTCTTCTAAGAACTGCTGCAACTTGAGGATGATTATGAAGACCAGGAGATATTTTGTTCATAGCCTTAACTGCACCAGTCATATTACCTTTTGCATACCTAGGATCAGATGCAATACCAATTGCTTGTTTAACATGTTTACTATCGTGCTTCTTGCTTGTTTTAAGAATAGGTGCATTGATTGCTTCATGCGCCTTATACTTTTCATTTATGAATGTCGAAAATTTAATCATTCGTTTTACTCCTGTTTTTAATTTTTCTTACTTTAGCGCGGTCTAGCATCCTAGCATGTTTCATCTTATCGACTAATTTTTCGCGTTCTATTTTTTTCTTAGCTGCTTCTACAGCATCCTCACCAAACATTTTCACATGTTTCTTAAAATGCGAAAGTCTTTTACTTTTAGTAGATTTAGAAAGATTTTTATAGTAAGGTGCTGGTTGAGTACCAAAAGCTTTTTTGACATCTGGATCCTGCTTTACTTTTTTCTTTGCTTCTTCTTTTTCTACTAATTGAATATCAGTTAACCATTTTCTATAAGTCTTTCCATTAGATTCTACAATAACATAATTGCTTCCAAGACTAGTAACAGTAGCGAGTTCGTCAGTACCTACGAAAGCAACGCTGTCATTAATATTAAAAAGATTTCCTTTAACGTATGCCTCTCTTTCTTGAGAGACTGGAGTAAAGTGTAATGTAGTCTTATATTCTTTTTGTTCTTTTAGTCCCATTCCACGACGTACTTCATTATATACTTTCTTAGCTTCATTGTTAGAAACACTTCGTGGTAATCCTTGTGAGAACTGTGTGAAGTCTCCTTCACTTGCAAGTTTTCTCATCTTAGATGCTGACATACCTGATACGTCATCTGCATCTGGATCACGATCTCCAGCTGAAACTACATTTATTTTATTAAAGTTATAAAGGCCGTGTCTTCCTTTTTTACCATTATACTTATTCAGTAGTGTTTTAAATTCATTTACTCTATCAGACCCAACTACCATTGTTACATTTTTAATTCCATCATTATAAATTTCAGTAACTGCATCAAAGACATTCTTAACTTTTTTATTAAGCATCACTTGCCTAGCATGCTTTGGAAAAAATTTACGAACAGTTTTAACCTTTGTTCTAAAGTCTAACGGATTCTTTTTATTATCTGTGCTTTGTGATAAGTAAACGCGATACGAATTCTTACCAGCTTTCTTAGATAGTTCGTTCATTAATTTTTCATGACCAGTTGTTGGAGGATTCATTCGACCAAAAGTAAAATAGACGGTCTTCTCTTCTTCAACGAGGTATTTTTTAAATGAGCTTATCATTAGCCTTTTTTCCTCTGTACCTCTTTTTTACGTACGTCTTTAAATATCCTCTTCGCTATTCTTTTAATTCTTTGTTTTAACATAGGTTTTTCAAGTCTTTTTTCTATCTCTTGTTTACGTGCAAATGAAAGTTCAGCTTTAGGTATTCCTCGCGTTAACTTCTTAGCTATCTGATTTCTTGCTTGTCTCATTGCTCTTTTTTCAAGTTTGTCTTTAGGGGCCATTTTTCTTTTTGCTCTTTCACGGCCAATCTTAATTCTTGTTTTCATTCTCTTCATGAGCCGAGAGCGTTTCATTCTTTGTTGTAGGTTTAATGCTTCATCTACATCTTTATCGGTTTCAGGTGGCATTTCATCTGGCCATCTAGCTTCATCAGCTGATTCTTCTTTCATTAAACCGTTCTTTTTTAAATTAGCTGGATGTAATGGATGCTTAATACCATAAGGAGATTTAGGATTTGGATCTGCTTTTTTTGGTCTACCTTTTAAATCATTAGGATCGACAATTGTTTCTTTTTTAATAACTTCTTTATCAGTACGTACCATACGTATGCCGACTTTACCGTCAGGCTTTACATATTTTTCTGGTTTACGATCTGCTGATTGAACGTTCTCATTTCCGTGATATTGCTTCTTACGTTTCTGAGCGTAATATTTGACTTCATCTGATTCGCCTGGCTTATAATCTGCAGACGTCATATGTTTAAAATCTAATGGTGCCATTAGTTCCTCCCCGGCTTGTCCCATCCTTTTATAATTTCTGGTGAAAAGTTGGCATATGAAAATTCCATACGATCAACTATTTTCACTGCATCACCACCAAGTTTGTCAATGGCCACATACCCTTCTTGACCCGTTACCTTATACCCATCACGAGTCTTAAGAAATGTTTGTGCGCCATTAAGCTTATTAAGTATATTTATAATTTTTAATTTTGCTAGAACTATAGATTTCTGCAATTCAAACATCATTTCCAAACTTATTTTGTTTTGTGGTGAAAAGAATTTAAGTATATCGTTTAATTTTTGTACTTGAGCTGATTTACCTTTTTCGCTCTTTCTACTATCTATCTCTTTTTGAAACTTCATTTTTATGTGTGATATTAATTTCGAAACGTGGGTCTTGGTGTTACCAATAACTTCACCTTTTCGTACAAAAGAATTATTAAATGTTTCAATAAGTTGAGCAAGCTTTTGGTTATTTTCGAGAGTACGTAAGGTAGTACTAGAAATTTTATTAAAAATCCTGCCAGCATTACTAAGATGTGCATTGACTTCCTCCGTATCTTTTTTAGTCATAGTAAATTGAGTCATATCTCTAAGCATTGCATCTTGTGACCAAACATTTTTAGTATTCTTAAACTTCGTAGTATCCACACCATATGATGCTTTCATTGTTTCAAATGTTTTACCTGTGTATGTAGTATGCCACACTACACCAATCTTTGCAGCTTTAACTTTCTTGGCAGCTTCAGTTCCAGAAGGCACTGCATATACAATTGTATTAGGATGAAAAGTTACATAAGGTTTGCCTTTTAACTTTTTAGTTTTTACCTCACTCGAATCAAATAAGAAGTCACCTTGTACTACACCTCTAATACCAAGTTCAGGTAAATACTTTAATGCGGCTTTGAGTTTAGCATTAAGATCACCACCAGTATCGTCGTCAACATCAGAATCAGTTTTGTACACCTTTGGAGATTTGTTGAATATCCCTTTCTTAGCCACAAAAAATTTACCGTCGCGAGGATCAGTACCAGCGAAAACAGCGGGTGCACCGTCCCACTTAACACTAACGTTTCCATCTTTAACACCTGCCAACATGTCTCTCAATGAACGTAAAGCAAGTATAGCTTGTCTTGTTCCATCCACTCCACCATATAGTACTTTATCTTCGATGTGAGTCATGTGTGTATTCTTTTGTTCTGATATAAATTCTATAAAATTCATTATTCATACACCTTTGCATAGATTGATGATATGTCTAGCTTAGAACCAGCATAATTCACCATATCAGTTATAACTAAATCCGCTTTGCCGTTTCTCATATTATCAATTAAATGAAACAACACATGTATTGAAGCAATTTTACTATGCACTTCATTTGCAAGCTTTGTAGTTAAGCCTTCCATAAATTCTTCTTTACTAACTGTAGGATGTATCTTCTTAACCATATTGTAGATAGGTAGTGCATTACGAGATTTTTCACCTTGTTTATTTAATTCCATTGCCATCTTTTTCAAATCAGCATTTGATGGTAATGTTTTGCCAATTCTTCTTTTAATTGAATCAGTTATCTGTGCATATCCACCGCCGCCGCCTCTTGCAGTTTTTAATTCTAATTCAAATGTTAAAGCAGCAAACTGTGATTTATTACGAATCGCGGCTTTACCACCATCAAACTCGATATTAGCTGCTTTACCTCGCCAGAATTCAGAACCTTTTCTAGCAAAGGTTGCCATCAATCGTCCACCTTTAAACTTATGAACATCAAGACTTTCATCTTTGTTTTCTATAGAAAGCTTTATTCCTTTTTTAGTTTGAACTTTCTTTAGTGATATACCTACTAATTTTCTTGATTGAAATAATTTAACGAGTGCTTGATTGAGTTCTTGAATAGAACCTTTAGGTAGTTTATTAGCTATTGACTTATCTGTAATTGCCCATATATCACCTGGGTTCCATTTGTCATTACTTAACTTATTCATTTGAGAATTCTTAAGAGCTTCATCTTTGACTTTATAAATGTCATTCATAACTTTATCATCACGATGGAATGACATATTTTTATTAATTAAATTTTTCTTTAATAGTTCTTGAGCTGTCCAATAACCCGACCAATGCCACGATGGATCTAAATCCATGACTTGTTGAAAGGTTGCTCCTTTTACAAATGTTGCGTTGTATGCTTTTTCTAAATCTGAAGGTTGTATAGATTCAAATGTAGCTCTAGTATTATTAACCATAAATTGACAATAAACACACTGCGTTATTTCTGCATGTGCAGTTTGCTGTGTACCTCCGCCTGAACCTCCAGTAGCTCCACCAAATACATTTGATTTACCGATTTCATTTGACTTAATTGATCCAGTGCTTGTTTCAAATTCTTGTGTTTTCTTTTCTTTTTCTAAACGATCAATTGCTTCTCTATTTGCTGGTGTATTTTTTATTATTATTTCTTTACCAGCAATAGATGGAATAGCTTCACCAGCTTTAACTATCTTTCTTAGTATAGCTATACGTGTTTCTTTAGTCTGAGAATTTATTTTTTCCCATTCACCTGGCGGCATCTTCGAAAATTCGAGTATCATGCGCTCCTCCAAGTATCTCATGTACGATTTAAGTCTTAACATGATTCTATTTATAATAGTTTACAACTTAAAAAAGCGCCCTTATGGGCGCAGTATTAATTTTTAAATCGTTTTAAAATCGAAGAAGAAATCTTGCTATGTGTCCAACGAATGGAAGTAATGCTACAGCCATTAAGAGATTGACTCCAGTATGAGCTATAGCTATTCTGAGGGTATCACCTTTAGGCATACCGTCAGAAACTAGAAGTCCCGCCAACCAAATTGTACCAGTCGTTCCAATATTGGCGCCAAGAACAGCGGCAATTGCTGCAGGAAGGGGGACAGCGCCTGATGCCACAAGGGCAATTATTGCAGTGGTTGAAAGGCTTGACGATTGCCACAACAATGTCATGACAATTCCACCAGCAAACATCCAATAAGGATTATGAATAAAAAAGTTAAGATGTTCTAGGTTTCCCATGGATTTCATTCCACCGGAAAACATTTTAAGACCTATATAAAAAACTACAAGTCCGACAAGAGCCGTGATTACGGGATTACCTAGTTCCATTTTGCTAACCTTTTTGATTAATTCATTCATACTATTATGTATTAACGGCCACTTCTCTTGAATGTTACACTTTTGTTAAACCTTTTCTTTTGAAAAGAATTATTACGTTTTCTATCTTCTGGACGATAGTTAGGATCATAGTGTTCGTATCCGCGAATTCCATTTTCTCTTGCCCATGCGGCTATCATTTCTAACTTATGCTTTTTCATTTTTGGAACCTGACTGTGTGTACTTTTCCTTCGTATTGAAAAGTGATTGACGAATGTGAGTAGACTCTTCGAGACTCTTCCTTATAACGCGTTTGATTCCTGCAGATTCTCTTAGTATTGCCAGTAGCGCTACTATTTGAATGACCAAGCATGCCGCCAATAATAGCTCCGATTGCACCACCATCTTTTTCTCCTTTGATGTTATTACCTAATATTCCACCGATGATTGCTCCGGTTAAAGCATCTCCGGTCTTGTCGCCTGATGTGGCATGATCTCTACAAACTTCAACATTATAAGGTGTTTGACTTATAATAGACTTGTAGTGATCTTGTACTTGATTAGCATATGCTGAGCTTGTCATTACTAAGCTAGCGCATGCAATATACTTTAGTATTTTCATTTCTGGTTTATCTCCTCTAATTGATCAACTAAATTTTTTGACTCTTTAGGATTTTCAGTAAGTTGTACACGAGCTGTATACAATCTTTCAAGTCTTTTCTTTACAGACTTAACTTTTTTAGATTTGCTTTCCCAAAAATTAATTTCATTTAATACTCTATCCATTCCCATAGACATGGCTAGAGTATCTTTAAAGACACTCCGTGATGTATTCATTATTTAAGCTTCCATAATATATACTCTTCACCATTCGCTTCAAGGGTTATCGCAGGGACGCCAGACGGTGCTTGCTTACCGACATAGGTCCAGTTGTATCCTCCTGTGAGTTGTGCACTTGAAGTATTTATAAACTCTTTATTATCGATACCAATGATTGCAGTTATTAAAAATAGTGCTAACATACTAATTTCCTTCCGTTATAGTTATTGGTTGAGATTTGGTTGAATCGGTGTAGTTACTTTTAGTGTATCTGCGTTGTACAGTTTCTTTTATAACTATACCGTCTCGTATTCTATAGGTGATGAGCTCTCTAGATACGACACCGTCAGTATCTAGGAGATCAAAAGCTCTTTGCAGAGGACCGTCAGTCATTATACTTTCTCTGCAAATTTTAATGCTGTATTAAGAGCATTTCTTTTTTTAATCTGGTTTCCACCAAACCATGAAGAGTAAAGTCTGTTATCAGAATTTCTACCTTGTAGGTGATCTGTAACATACGTTACTGAATTGAATGCCTGCCACCAAGAACCTTCAGCATACTTTGCACCGGGTTGTTGTTCCAATGCATCATAACATGCAATAGCATTCTTAGAAAGAGTCTCCATAGAAAGAGATTTATTTTGTACTCTCTTATCCGCAGTTCTTGGATAAACATTATTATAGAACTCAATAAGAGAATCAATGTTGTATCTTTTAGAACCTAAAAACTCTGCCATTTCTTTATAAGTCTTCAACTTATCGGATGCAATACCAAGAGCTTTTTTAACTTCGTTAGAATTAAATTCAACTCTATGACCAACTCTAACTGATCTTTGAGCTTCTTGATCGAGTGAAAGTGAAAGTGTATTGTTACATACAACTCTGATTGGTGTAAACCTAATGTCAATAGACTTACCATATAAGTGAGGGTTTGAGAAAAGCAAGTAAGACTCGACTTTATCGCCACCGAAAAGATCAAATGATTCTTTGACTTTAGCCAAAGCCCATACCATCTTTCCACCTTTAAGTGAACCTGCTGTATGCATTTCCATATCACCAGCAAGAACATACTCTGAAAAGAATTCAAAAGCTTGTTCATTCTGAACAGGATTCCAGATCTGACCGATGTTAGTTAAGACTTTATCGTCTGAACTTCTTACTAAGGCTTTCATGCCTGTAGCAACTTTCTTACCATTTGATAGAGTTGCGTATGAGTCAACCTGATCGACCGTCCAGTCAAGACCAGCTTTCGTCATCATTTGGTTTGGTGTAAGATCGTTACTGACTTCTACACCTAGGCCGTGCCAAGGCACTTTACCTGCATACGCCATTGTTTCAACTTGATGTGCCATAATATATTCCTCCTAAGGCTATTGATTTGAATTTTGTTGGATACAACCTGGTGCAAGACCTTCGGTTGTACATGGATCTTCGATTGTGCCGATAAGTAAGACACATGCTAAGACTGATGTTATTGCTAATATTTTTTTCATAATATAAATTGTTCCTTTTTAATTATTATAGATCTATTATACCACACTTTTAACTTAATGTAAAGGAAAAAATGCATTTAATTTGAATTTTTTTCATGCAGCACTTCTTATTAAAATTCTACCTTGATCAAGTTTAGTAAAGATAATTTCGAGTAATCCAATTCGATCTAAAGTATCATCAGATGGATT